TACCACCACTCACATTCACCACTCACATTCACCACTCACATTCACCACTCACATTCACCACTCACATCCACCACTCACATTCACCACTCACCGTCACCACTCACATTCACCACATTCACCACATTCCCCCCACTAGCTGTGCACCGAGTATAAATATTCACACAATGACCACACGCACAGGACCACGACCACACACCTGGACTTACGGACCTGATCCTGAAACCCATCATCAGCACACCGCATGGTTGCACAACCGTGTGCAGGCTCGCTTCCGCTCAGAACCCTACTCGCTCACTTTTGCACAGTTCTGTTCACTGTGGCAGGGTGAGTGGCACCGCAGGGGCAGGGGTTGGCAGCATTTAAACCTCACCAGACGGGATCCAGCCCTGGGTTGGACGGAGGATAACTGTCGGCTCGCAGAGCGCGGCACCATCACCCACGCTTACAATTTCGGCATTAAAAAAAATTTACGCAAACCCCCTATAGGAGACACACCATGAAAACACGCACAAAGACACGCACACGCACACGCACACGGCCACGCACCCACAGAATGCCCGATGGCCGGATAATGCCGGGTGCCACACACCCACGACCCAGCACACGCAAACGTAAGAGTTATTAATGCTCACTGCGGATCGGCATTGTCCACGATGCAGTCTGATCCGCACCACACGGCAGTGGGGTGAATCCCCAGAGGGATGGGTATGCCTGGCCTGCTCAGTGGGTCGCAGATCCGAGCAGACACGCATGGAGATGCGATGGACTCCGGATAACACCCCTGCTGTTAAATAACCGATGACACCTGCTCTGCGACATCTCCATCTATTGGTGCGTGCTGAAGTTAATGCTCCACCATTAAAAGATTTTGACCTTGCGGCCGAACTGCGGTCACTGGTACGGCATATTGATATGCGGATATTATCAGGACCACACACTGCCTACTGCCCAGTTACGGGCAACGCGGGATGGTCAGGTGCTGTGATCATAGAAACATCCTCTATCACATTCCACTCATGGGTTGACGCAGAATACCCTGTGATACAGTTGGATGTGTACACCTGTGGAGAGTTGGCCGTGGACACAGTGTTGCTGTGGTTGAGACAGTTTGAACCAGAGCGTATAGATTATAAATTCTTAGACAGAGAAAACAATTTTCGAGAGATCGAAGTAAATAGTATGGCCCTGTTACCTGAGAGTCGGTGAGCGGACAGGGGCACAGCACGCGATGGACATAGAAAAAACAAATCTGGAAGTACACGTGGAGTTATGCACTGCTCGCTTTGACAGGATCAACGAGAGGTTGGACAGCATAGAACACAGTCTTAAAGAAATACACGATCAGATGTTGGTGGATCACAAGTCACAGATGAAGACCGTGATCATGACCGCGGGCACGGTAATAGCAGGACTGCTATCCACTCTTGTGGTAATATTAATAAAAAGTTAGTATGATACGCACTGTGAGACAATTCCTTCAAAAAATAATTAAAAAAATTTGTAGAAAAAAATGGCAAGCCCCGTTTGATTGGGAGTAAACAGTGTTAGTGCCCACACGAAACCAACGACGCTGTTATGTGATAGGCAACGGACACAGCAGAAAAAACTATTCCATAGACACACTTACTTGGCCCAAATTTGGTTGCAATCAGATCTATCAGGATCATCGAGTGGACTATCTGCTGGCACAAGACGGGCAGGTACTACGGCAAATGGAACGAGATCGAGTTGCTCAAACTGTGTATGTGCCTTTTAAAAAATGGAGATCGTTGAGCGAACATGTCTCTGCAGATGGCCTACGGATACAGACTGTTCGTACGGATGAGCGTTTAATGGCTCATTGGCTCACAGGAGAAATGGCCGTGATATTGGCCGCACAGTTGGGATTTGACAGAATAAAATTGATTGGATTTGACGGAGGACCTGACAGCTGGTACAGAGCAAGGACCAGCACCAACAGTTCTTTAGAAGTGTGTCAATCTCATCCTGCTCGCTATGCAGACACATTTAAAAAGATTCAACAACTATTTCCTCATATTATTATAGAAACAGACGAGTATTTCTGTTATCATTATAAATAACTGTGCGGATAACCGGATGGCCCGCTGATGTCTAATAATTTAGGACAGTGGGTAGTGCTGTAAACTACAAGCAAAGAACGTTCATTGCGAGTAAGGACAATCCTCGGACCCTGAAAACAACAACACAATTCCCAGCGTTATAATAAACAAACCAAAACTACAAGGAGACAAATAAAATGTCACTAGTAACACACGCGGGCACATCTGTAAGCAATAGCTTTATCACGATGTGGTCGGACGATGTCCAACAAGCATATCAGCAAGAGACATCAAAATTGGTTGATTCTGTAAGAGTTGTAAGAAACGTTACCGGATCGACTTATAAATTCCACAAACTATCAAAAGGTGGATCAGTAAAAAACAAAGCAAGGTTTGAAGATATCACAGCAATGTCAGATTCTTCTAAATCCCTAGGAGGATCTGGTGTATACACTGGTGGAACTGCTCAAAATTCTGTAGTAACAGCGACTTTAAGCAATTTCCATTCTGGTGAATACATCGATGACCTTGATATGTTTAAAACCAACGTGGATCTAAGAGGCACATTTGCTTCTTCTATCGCAAGTGCATTATCTAGAGCGGTTGACCAAGAAATCATCGACGCATTAGACGCATCTACACCAACCAACATCAAAACAACTGCTCAAGGAGCAAATGGTTTGAACAAAGCATCTCTATTAGAAGTACACGAAGCGTTAAACGCTTTAAATGTACCATCTAATGACAGAGTATTGCTTGTTTCACCAGCGGCTCTTACTGATATCTTGAATGATACTACTCTTGTATCATCAGACAACGGTATCATTACTAACCAAGCACTTGCAACTGGATACATTCCTTCAATCTTTGGATTTAGAATAATTGTATCTAACTTGCTAACTGCTGATTCAGTTGTTAGAAAATGTTATGCCTACCAAAAAAATTCAGTAGGTCTAGCTCTAGCTCAAGATATTCAGGCTAGAATTGATTACATTGCCCACAAAGCATCGCATTTAGTATTAGGTACGATGTCCGGTGGATCAACAGTAATTGATGCGGATGGTGTATGTGAGATACAAGTAACTGAGTAATAAACCATTTATTGGGTAACCAGTAAACTCGCTTAATTTGGCAGGCCCTTTCGGGGGCCTGTCTTTTTTTATTTTATAAATAACATAAAGGATATCCGTACATGGTTGAAACAAATATTTCCATATCAAATAAATCTTTAGTTAAATGTGGTGCTACTACCATTGCATCTTTTACAGAAGGATCGCACGAAGCAAACGTGTGTAATACAATGTATGAAACCACTAAAAAAGGTCTGTTGTATTATACATTTTGGAATTTTGCAATTCAAAAATCTTCATTAAATCTATTAAACGAAACACCGCTCGACACAAATTTTACATACGCACATTCATTACCAGGTGACATTATTAGAATTAAAGCAATCTTCGATGACAAAGGTTATTACCAAGAAGATTATAAAATAGAAGGTCAAAAAGTTTATAGCAATTCAGCAACAGTTTTTTTAGAGTACGTGCAGGACATGGATGAACAATATTTTCCTGTGTTTTTTATAGAGACGCTGGTCGCAAAATTAGCCTACGAAATCAACGAGGCTATTACAGGTATTGGTACATTACAAGACAGATTATCAAATGATTTTAACATCAAACTAAGGGCCGCAAGAATAGCGGATGGACAAGAAAACCCACCAGTTAATGTGATGCCTGCAGGCAGACTTATCGAAGCACATTTAGGTGCAACTTCTTCCGTTGCTGGTAACTTGCGTCACAGCAATTAATGGCCACCAGAAAATTTACTCAAAACAACTTTACACAGGGACAAGTTGGACCGTTCCTAGCAGGTAGGGGTGAAACTCCTATCTATAAAGCGGGTTTAGAAACCTGTGAAAATTTCCTATGCTTGCCACAAGGTGGCATTACCAAAAGAAAAGGTTTTGAATTTATATCAGCAGATCCAGACAACACTGTTGTTGCAGACGGATCCACCACATTAGACACCAACGGATTTTATATAAACTCGAGAATGTTCCCGTTCGCTTTTTCTACAGGACAAGAATATATTATTTTAATTGAACCATCACACGATGCGGTGGCAACTAAAATGCACATATTCTATCAGAACGTAAGAGTACAAACACTCACCAACGGGGTGGATAGCAACACGTTTCCAATAACAGAAGCACAAATTGATGATCTTAGATTCACACAATCTTTTGATTACATGATTTTTGTCCATCCAGATGTACAACCAATAGAACTGGTAAGAGGTGCCACCAACACAGACTGGACAATGACCTATATTGATTTCGATCATTTACCACAGGTCAATTTTAATTTTGATGCCACCCTAACTCCAGCGGCAGTGACAGGAGCGAGCGTCAATTTTACTCTAGCAGGAGGCACCTATCGTTGGGTGAATGCGGCCTGGCCTGCGGGACACGTTAATATGCGTGTGGATGTTAATGGAGGCAAGGGAAGCATTACAAGTGTATCATCACCCACCGTGGCAGTGGTGTCAATTCAATACGAATTGGTGGATACACAAACAGCGGCAGGACACGAATGGAGTATAGATGCATTTTCAAATCTGTCAGCAACACTGGGGGGAGGATGGCCTCGTACAGTTTCATTCCATCAGAACAGACTGATCTTTGGTGGTAGCAGAGATAAGCCTCAAACCATATATGGATCACAATCAGGTGACTTTTTTAACTTTGACAATTACACACGTGTGGTTGCTTCCACAGGTGAAGTTACAGGAGAAATTTCAGACACATCAGGAATTCAATTTACTATAGCATCGGATCAACTTAACTTAATTAGAGATCTTGTATCGCAACAATCACTATTCATTTTTACATCAGACGGAGAGTTTGACATGTCCGGGAATCCGGTAACTCCCGCAAACGTTTTAATTCGACAACAAACACGTTATGGTACACGAGGTGGTAGTTCTAAACCTGTGGTAGTAGATAATGAAGTATTATTCATACAAAAAGGTGGTAAAGTTATGCGAGCATTTGTTTATAACTTTAACACAGATGCTTATTCAGCAAAAAATTACAATCTAGTACATCACGATATATTAGAAGGAGCAACAGAATTAGCGTTTGTAAGAAATTATGATGGAAGCAATAACAACTTTGTATTTGTATTAAATTCTAATGGAACCATGTCTGTATTGGGTGTTAACACAGAATATACTGTGGTAGGATGGACCAAATGGTCAACCCAGGGATTGTTTAAACATTTAACAGTGGTGGATGACATTTTATACGCACTTGTACAAAGATACAGCAGTGACGGCTCCACATTAAGGACAGGATTATTTTTAGAAAGATTAGCAACAGAAGACATATACTTAGATTCATATCATAATACAACTGTTAATGGATCTACATTTACAGGTGTGATAGGGCTCGAAGGCCAAACAGTTGCTTGTATAGCAGACGGTCTTATACATCCAGATGTAACAGTGGATCAAACAGGATCTTTTTCTCTAACACGCACAAGCGGTTCAACAGCAATAGGACTGCCCTACACAGCCACAGCAGTAACATTACCAATTCAAATTTCATCTCAAAATCTAACCACATTAGGTGAGAGAGTTAGAAAAGTCATGTGTGAATTACAATTTAATGCTTCTAAATATCTTAAAGTTGATGATTTTGTAGTGCCTTTTAGAGAAATGGGCAACACTGTATTAAATCAAGCAGTCGTTCCTTTTACGGGAATAAAAAGATTAAGAATAGCTGGCTTTAGCAGGACTCCACAAATAACATTAATCAATGATGTGGGATTACCGGTAACACTGTTATCGATAACAACGGAGGTTAAAGTTGGTCTCGGAAAAGTTCAAGAACAATAAACTTAAAAAACACCCACTTAATTTTGATCATTACGAATATGTGATTAATAATATGAGGCACTGGGATCAATTAGAAATTATGTTAATGGGGTATACAAAAAAAAGATTATTGCATATGTTTGATCAGTTGCAGGGTGTAACAGGCACCTACGAAAATATTCCTGTATTGTGTGCAGGCTATCAAAAATTTCCAAATGTTTGTTGGTATTGGTTTTTTGGAACACCGTTAGTAAAAGATTTTTTTAAGAATATAACTCGCGAATTTAAACACATGGTTGAAACTAACGAAAAAAAATATCCAAATGATCGGCACGTTGTACAAGTCTGGAACAAACACCAAGACTCAATTGACTGGCTAAATATGTTAAAATTTAAACCTTTTTCATCTTTTCACGTGGGGAAGGAAGAAATTTTATTAGTTGAGAGGAATCGAATTTAAATGTGTGCACCAACCAAAGATTTAGTTAAGATAGCATTAATAGCAGGAGTAGCTTATGCAACTGGTGGAATAAGTTTAGGCACAACTGCGGCAACCACAGCAACCACAGCAACCACAGCGGCCAGCACAGCGGCCACAGTAGGCACAACAACAACATCTTCTGGAATATTTTCTACATTAGCATCATACGCTAAAACTGCGGCACCATGGGTTGGAGCAGTAGGCTCTGTAGTATCTGGGTACATGCAATCTAATATGTTACAATCAAAAGCTAATTTTGTAGATTATTCTATTTTAGTTGATGAAGATGCAAGCGGATTAAGAAAAGCACAACGACAAAGACAAATGAGATTAACCATTGAAGCACAGAAAGCAAAATACGGATTAACAGGTGTAACCCTAGAAGGAACACCCACAGATATTTTGGCAGAAACAAATGCTAAATTTGCAGAAGATCAGTTTATTGACAATTATAATACTGCTCAAAAAATTTACAGCAAACAAATAGGTGCAGAACAATACAGAACAGAAGCAAGTTCAGCAATGCTGGGTGGTATTGTAAATGCGGCAACTGTGATTGGCACACGAGGATTTACACCTCAAACCACAAAAGGAATCCCGGGATGGACACCAGGGGCAACAGGAGATCCATTTTAATGGCCACTATATCAGAATCAGGTGTTGAGGAATCAACATTACCAGGATCTAAAAGACAAGTAACTGTTCCTGCGGTAGGTCAAACTACTGCCACGGCCCAAACAACATTTACTACTCCGTTTATTGCTGGAGAAAGTGCAATAGGCACTGTTAACACAATAACAAAAAAATTAAACACGATAGCAGATGAAAATGCTATAAGTGATGCTGTAAATCAAGGGCAACAAGATCAAGAAGCCGCTATTAAAGCAGGAAATACAAATTACCTGCCTACTGGTAATGCATTTACATTATCAGGTCGAGCCTATGAAGCAGGTGCTACTGTAGCACTGGTAAATCAAAAATCCGGTGAAATTGATGATCAATTAATGCAATTGGCACAAAAAAGATCAAAGAACATTGATGCATTTAATATAGAATCTAATGAATTAAAAACTAAAATAATAGGAAATTTACCAATTAAAGTTCAAAACGAAATTTCTCTTAAATTTGATAAGGCTAAAAACAATCTTGCTTTACAAATTAATGGTAAAATGTTTCAAGACTCGGTTGAAGATAATAAAATACAAATATCAGATGGTATAGACAGAAGTACAAACAAAATTTTTAATGCTATTAAAGATGTGGGATTAGGTTCGGAAGCAATTCCAGAAGAGTTTGCATCAATAACAACTAATTTACAAGCATTAAAAGAATTAGGGGTTGGGCCAAAAGATTTAAAAACAGTAACCGACGGAATTCGACAACAGATATTTGCACAATGGTTAAAAGAAGAATTTGTATCGAGGAAAAATGATCCTAAAGGTTTAGCAACGTTAAAAACAGAATTAGAATCTGGAAATTATACGTTTGGAGCATTAGGAGAAGAGTACGGAGATGTTTTTCCGGGTGGTAAACAAATTACATTAGCAGAAGGCAAAGCATATTCAACTATATTAGACAAATATAAAACTGATTCTGCCAAAGCCGCTTCAGGGGAAAGATACACATTTAATTTACAACACACGATGGATGTGAATCAAATTGCTGACGGAGGCAAAGGATTTAGTGTTAAATGGGATAATAACGGACAACAAATAATTGGACACAACACCACGGCATTAACTTATAACGAAACACAATCGTCGTTGTTGGGCAATGATGCGGCCAAATTAATGGAACATAAAATAGAATTTGCCGCGGCCAATATTACAGGTGATATTATTATACGAGCAAAAACAGACAGCATGGCTAAAATGGCAGAGGGTTATACAAAAATAACACAATTAGAAACACTAGCTAAAAATGCAACAACACCGTATGAACAAACAATATATTCAAAAGCGGCTGAAATGACTAAAAAAAGATTAGATGCTGTAATTAAAGATAGACAAGATTCTAAAACAAACGGAAATGCCATGAACGATTTTTGGAAAAACAGGAATGCTTTTGGCCTTAATCCCAACACAGATATAACCACTGGGGCAGGCACCGTCGAACTTAAAACTGCTTTTGAAAAATATAGTAATAGTCCACTGAATTATTCACAGTTACCTATAGAACAGGCCAATATTGAATTATCAACATTAAAAACAAGTGCATCAGTAAGCATACAACAAGGGTTAGCAGACGTTGACAAACTTATTCAAAGGCAAGGGCCATTTGCAGAAGGATATATTACATCAGCATTAACAAAATCATCATCCAATGACAAAAGCAATGATTACGCATTGGTAGAAATTATTAGTTTAAAAAAACAAGGAAAACAAGCAGAAGCCGAAACATTAATGGCCGCGTATAAAGGAGCAGGACCAAACGAATTAGCACTGAAACAATCCTTGGGTGATACCGAATGGAATACAGAAAAAACCGATTACGAAACAAAATTTATTAAAAGATTTGGAAAGGATATAGATTTAAAAACCAGTTATGGTAAAAGTGTCCTGGCTACCACATATCAGTTCTATTTAAAAAACAGACAAGCAGGCATACAAAATGCTTCAGCGGCATTTGAATCTGCCGCGTCGTTTGTTACAAATAATCATGCCTCGGTAGAATTAGACAACGGACAACGAGTTATGTTTCCGGCAAATTATCTTCGAGATGAGAATGGTACAAACATGACTACTTTTATACAAGATCAATTAAACGACACTTTAAAAAGACCGTGGTTGTATAATATTATGCCGTCGGGGGGTCAAACAGTAGATAGAATGATTGACTACAAAGAAGAGTATAAAATGGTATTTGACAATGGAAGATTTGTATTAAGAGATAAAGCAGGTGATATTGTGGCTCAACCAATGCAAAAATATCCAAGTGATGCAAACAGTTTGTATATGAGTGATGTTGTAATCACTGTACATCCTAGCATAAAACCACGCACCGTGTTTGATGATGCAGAAAAAACATGGGACGAATTTGGTGGGAAAAAATCATTTTCTAAAAAATTACCAACACTTTATAAAGAAAATAATCCTGTTACGTATGACCCGTTTGATGAAACTGGAGAAATATTTCGAGAAGGAGATGATCAAAAATTATTGTCCTATGGAGAAGGGTTACAAAAAGCATTCAATGAAAATTACATTCAAACAGATACAGCAGGTAGAAAAACTATGGCATACAATGACTGGATGGTATCTTCTTTAGTAGGATCAGCAGGAAAAAATTATTCTATTGCCCAAGCAATCAGTTTAAAAGCAGTAGAAAATAATCTTACAGATAGAGATTTATTATGGGCATATCAAAATATTCCTATGATGAGTAAATTGCAATTGAATAATAAAGACAGAAGAAATTACGTGCTTAATCAATGGAAAAACAACTTTGATTCACTCAGTAAATTAAGCACACCCACTGACGGAGCAACAAGAATGAGTCCATGGCAGGTAATAATGAAACTAGCCGATGAATTTGTTGTGCTAGATGTCGATCCAGGGGGAGCATAATGCCTCTTGAACTATTCCCAGGTTCCATTAAAGTAACCACACCCGAACAGGCCAAACCATTACCGTACTCTAGAACAGAAGTTATTGGTGCTGGTATTTCGGCAGGATTAAAAGAGACCACGTATTCCTATCTATCAGATACAAACGATTTTTATACAGCAAAAAACAACGTTGACGACCAAGATTTAACAGAGGGTGAATTTAGAAACATGCCAGGAGTTACACCAGACATGGCCTATTTCCCCGGAATGACTATGGGTGTTGCAAACACGTTTATAGACTCACACGAACAAAGAGCAAATTTTCAAAGGATGAGAGAAAACACTGATTTTCAAACAACAGGATATTATATGTTGGGAGGATTTATGGGAAACGCGACCGACATAGTTAACTGGGTTCCGTTTGGTATGCCCATTAAAGGTGCTGGGGCATTGTCTAATGCCGCAAGAATGGGTGGTGCTAATGCCCTAATAGAAACGGCATTAACTCCGTTGGTTGCAACAGCATACACAGGCAGAGGTGAAGAATTAACACCAGAAGATGCGGCAACTAATCTAGCGTTTGCCGCAGGTGCTGGAGCATTGTTAAGTTTGGGATTTTCAGGCATTGGAAAAACTATAAATTCATTAGATGCTTTTTCTCTAATGGGTCGCAGGGCCGATCCCGGAGGAATGGGAAGTATAATCACAAAAGCACAAAAAGGTGATTATGTTATTTCAGAAAAATTTGGTGAATTATTAAATCGAGATCAAATAGGCTTTGCTGATGCAACTGGTACCAGTATAAAAAACACCGATCCGTTTGTTAGAAATACAAAAAGATTTATAGATACCGCTGGGCAGATTCACGATGACGTCAACAATGTTAGAACCAACGAGCACGTAACTGTAGATTTTAACGAAATTACAAATATAAAAACCATATCGGGCACTAACGAAAGTATTTTAAAAATATTATCAACCATAGAACGACACATCGGTGAGGACGAGTCTATTAGAATTATTCGAACAGACAAACCAGGTAGAGGCAGTGACATAGCTAAAAAAGATTTAAACAAATGGCTAAACGACGAAACCATGACAGTGAACACAGGATTAGTCTCTAGACTGGCCGGAGACAGCCAATTGGGTACCCTAGTAGCAGATATTAAAAAAATGTTTAAAAAACCGTTTGAGGCAGAATTAGATGACAACGTAGCAGTTGTACTAGGCAGTGATTTTAGATACGAGGGAGAATTTGAACTTAAAGGGCCAATAACAGGATTTGATCCAGCAAATGGTATTGGACGAATATACGAAGTTGATCCTAAAACCGGAACAAGAAAATTATTATCATCAGACGAAGCAAAACAAGTGTTTGACGTGTTGGGTGAAAATATCAATTCAAAAATTGAAGCATCAGGAGCAGACCTAGTAAGAAAATCAAAAATTTCCGGCAGAACTATAGAGGAATCAATTCTAAACGATAACCCGGGTGCTAAAAAAAACATGGATGACGCATTAGAAGCTGTGGACAATAATGTTAAAAAAGAAAAATTTGAAGATAACCTAAGTAAAACTGAAGAGGAACTAAAAAAAGAAAGAGAAACAGATCCGGAAGCACCAATAATAAAAACCACAGACCGAAAAACCACATTTGAGTCGGCAATAGCTCGATCCCTTATGCCTACTAATTTTTTTGAAAAATATGGAATTGTTTTCAACGAAAAAGAAAACATAATGATAATAACAAATCAAACCAAATGGAACGCACTCACTGATGCAGAAAGAAAATTTGCCACTACATTAATGAATGTCGTTAACAACACAGTGGATCAAAGCGAGACTATAAAAACACTTAATAAAGGATTAAACACCAGAGGAGATTGTAGATAACATGGCCTTAACTAATTGCGACCAGCTATTAAAAAAGTTTTTAGATAACAACAACATCGATACTAGCAAGATTGATCTAGAGAGAATTGGTGCAGAAATTGAAGCAAAAAGATTAGATATAGAATCCAGCGGTCGAACATTAGACTCTTTTATTGAAGGCAGTACTGTTTATAAAGAAAAAGACATGTTAATTCACAATGTCTTTGCAAAATATTTTAAAGATAATTTGTTTACTAGACAGGATTTAAACTCTACTAATACACTGGTCCTTGCAAATAAAATGCTAGATCTTGAAAGGAATGCTGAACATCTTTTAAAATACGAAAAAACAAATCAACAAAGAAAAAAATTAAAGGCTTTAGATGATGAATATGTTGGAAAAGATAAAAACACCGATGATTATAAAAATAGAAAAAAAGAAATTGAAAACGAAAATAAATCTACCAGAGCCATTAAAGCATGGAAGGCTTTGTTTTTTAATAGCGGTGACACCTGGGGTCATGAAACACTTGAAGGATTGATCGACAGTATTGCAAAATTAAAACAATCCGGAATAGCAGTTAAAGTAAAAGAGCTGTTACAGAAAGCAGGTGTTAAAGAAGACATTGATCCATTTATGGTATGGACACAAAATTATGATTTAAAAACAACCAAAACAGTTGCAGATCTTTTTACTGGTGAAAAGAAAACAGTTAAAATAAAATTTCAAGAAGCAGTAATTCAAGAAATTTTTGATATCGCAAATAACGGAGAAGCAATGGGTGGCAGATATATCGAAGCCGCTGGAAAAAATACATCAGGTGATAAAACTGCAAATGCACTTGCAAGAGCAATGTACGAAGCATTGACTCTGCCCAGTTGGCACGAGTTAAATTCGTTGGGCAGAAAAGTTAATGTGTATGATAGCACACCCAAGCTAATATTTAAAAAATTTAAAATAAAAGACCTTGAAAAAAAATGGAGGGGCTCAGAAACTTATAAGAGATACGTTGCCCAAGAAAAAAACAAAAATCCAAATTTTAGAGAAGATTCAATAACTGGTAATGAAATTGTTATAAAATTATTAGCAGAAAATATGCACGCAAGACATGGAGATTTAGCACAAAGACAATCTCTCGCAAAACAAATATACAATAAACTAATGGAAACCGGCAACTGGAGAGATGCTGATACTATTGTTTCACAGATTCGAAAACAAGCAATTGCAGAATCTATGACCGATAACATGTCTGGTAATAAACAAATAAGAAAACAAATGAACAGTGATATGCCTGGAGTGTTGCGATTTCAAGACGGAGCGGCATTTAACCGTGTAAACGAGGTGTTGGGTGCGGATATAAGTCTTCAAGAAACTTTACATAGATTGATTATGGAGCAGAGTCGTATTACCGGAATGACAAAATTCTTAGGACCAGAATTTGAAACAACATACGCAAAATTAAAAAAAGCTGTATCAGAAGGCAGTGATATAGAAAATCCAGATATTTTTGACGGGGCATTCAACACGCAAGATATGAATGCTGGAAGTTTCTTTGACAAACGTTTTGCAAAAGCAAGTGACGATTATGTAACTCACCTAATGAATCCGGCTCTGTCTGAAAATATTGATGGTGGAGCAGTGTCAACGTTCCTGGGTGTGGCAAGAAACACCATGGTGGTAAAATTAGGTAGTGCTTTAATCAGTAACTTTGCCGATTTAGCAACATTCTGGTCTGTGGCAAAAAACAGTTTAGGCAGTGAGAGGAGCATGTTGAAAGCCATAACCGGACACGATTTTGTAGGAACTAAACAAGAGAGAAAATTATATGCTTCTGCGTTTATGGATTTTACTGAAGTATACGTGGGCACTATGCAAGATCGATTTAGAATGATTGATCACGGTGATCGAGGTTCGATCAGCAAGATGGGAGATAAGTTTATGAAAGGGTCTGCCGCACTTGCACATAATACCTTAAAGTTGACCGGATTCCATGCATGGAACAGAACTGCAAGTATCGGTGCTGTTTCTTTAATACAACGAGAAATTGGAGATATGATTTCCGGTAGGAAGAAATGGGTTGATCTAAAACCACAACAAAAACTAATGTTTGAAAAATTTGGATTTGCTGAAAGAGAATTTACAGAAATGGTGTCGGCAGGCACAAATGCATTGGATGGTTCTGGTCGATTTAATTTGCAAGGATATGACAGTTGGCTTAAAAAAAATGGGCCAAATATATCAGACAGTCGTGTAACAAAATTAATTGCAGTTGTAAATGATCTATCAGAAGCCATGGTACTTAAACCTGGTGCTCTCGATCGAGCCGCGGCAGGATTTTTTTCTAAACCAGGATCAGTCACAGATCAATTTTTTAGATCAGTTACACAGTTTAAAACATTCATGATTGCCCATTCGAGAAAATTATTAATGAATCAGAGATTAATATCCAGAGTTCAAAACGGAGAATATCTAGGAGTTGCAATGTCTACTGCACATTTAATGGCCCCTATGATGATCATGTCATATGCTGTGGTTCAGTTAAAACAATTTATAGCAGGTAAAGAATTTTACAGCGATCCAGCCGCATCTTTTAATGCAATGATGCAATACACCAACATTATACCGTTTATGGGAGATATGTATTGGCAAAACGGTGGTGAGGGCCTGTTTAATATTCTGTCACTGCAGGACAACGAAAAATTAAAAAAAACCGGAATCAGTGTAGAAAGTTTTGCACGTAGCATAATGGGACCGGCACTGGACGATTTCACAAAATTTTCAGATGCGATGGTAAATCTGGGTGAAGCAGGTGTGTTGTCAGCAAGAGGCAGAGACACAGATGCTAAGAAAGTATTCAATTTATCAGTGTCTAAATTTACAAAAACTCTGCAGGGACTAGATCCATTCGCACAAGTCTGGTACACTAAAGCATTCTACCGAGCACTAACCTACGATGCATTTTTGGAATATTACAATCCTAAAGCATACAACAACACCAAGAGACGACTGGAGAGGAGAGCAACGGATGAGAGAGTAAATGGAGAATTATATAACTGGGTATTCAAAGACCTTTACAAATAATATAAATATTAAGGAAATTACATTATGACAACAGCATCAACAACACCGAGACTAGCACTGGTTGGAGACGGTTCTTCAACCCAATTCACGTTCAATTTTGAAATTGCGGATTTAAACTCAATCGCAGTGTACGTAGGCACGTCTTTAAAAACGCTGACGTCGGAATATACAGTCACATTCAATTCAGGCACATCAGGCACAGGAACGATCACATTCATCAGTGCTCCTGCAGATGCCGCTGTGGTGTATCTAATCAGAGACACTGACAATATAAGAGCTGTTGATTTTGCAGAAGGTGGTGCTTTTTTTGCCGCAACTGTGAATGCTGAATTAGATAGATTAACTCAAGGCTTACAAGATTTAGAAAATATTCAAAAGAATTCAACACTAAGAGTGGTCGAACCACACACCGAGACTGCAACACTAACTCTACCATCGGTCGCAGGCAGGGCCAGCAAACAATTGAGTTTTGATGCTTTGGGTAATTTGACCGCAACAACGGTGGGGGTAGGCACAATAACAAGCATAACTGCTGGCACCGGTCTATCGGGTGGTACCATAACGGCTTCAGGCACAGTGGCCATAGATGATACAGTAGCAACCTTAACTGGATCACAAACACTCACAAACAAAATTATTAACGCAGATAATAACACTGTTTCTAATTTAGAAGTAGATAATTTAAAAACAGGTGTATTAGACACAGATTTAACAGCAGTATCAGCATCAGACGATACACTAGCATCAGCAAAAGCAATCAAAACATATGTGGACGCACAGAACACAGCACAGGCAATTACATTTGTAGGAGATGATTCTACAGGCACCGCAGTAAATTCAGGTGAAACGGTCAAGGTGGCCGGCACACAGAACGTAACCACAGCCATGTCAGGTGATACTCTTACTATTACAGGACCCGATTTATCTACATATCTAACCAATTCTACTATTACAGTGGTTGGTGATGACTCAACAGGTACTACATTAAATTCAAATGAAACAATTAAAATTGCTGGTGCACAAAACATTACCACAGCAGTGTCAGGTGATACTCTTACTATTACAGGACCTGATTTAAGTTCATACGCGACACAAACATATGTGGGCACACAGATCACAAATCTTATAGATTCGGCACCAGGGGCACTGGACACGCTGAATGAATTGGCCGCGGCACTGGGAGATGATGCTGATTTTGCAACCACAGTAACCAACTCTTTAGCCACCAAAGTAGCTAACACAGACACTGGATTAATTGTGGTAGGTGACGACTCAACAGGCACAGCACTCACAGTGGGTGAAACTATTAAAATTGCTGGTGCTGGTGGTATAACCACAGCAGTATTAGGTGATACTCTAACCATCACAGGCCCTTCGGGCACGTTGTCCAACATTGTAGAAGACGTAACACCAGAACTGGGTGGCAATCTTAACGTCAACGGCAAGACAATCACAAACACTGGTACCAACGGGGTGGTTCGTTTAGAGACCAACGGATCCGGACCTATAACTCTAGCACCAGGCAGTAGTGGCATTGTTCAAGTTACTATTGGTAATTTTATAGTGACGCAAGGAACCATTGAAAACAATGCTGTCTCTATAGACGACAACAAGATAGCAACATATAGATCCAACGACAATCTAATATTAGACGCGGCAGGCACAGGCAAAATACAATTAAATGCTAACATAACAGGATCAGCAGGAACCGTTACAGTGGATAGCATTGTCAATGCAGGCTCTAATGCTGTAAAATCCACACACACACCTGCGGCTGGATCAGATTTAACAAATAAAGATTACATCGACGGACAGGGGTTTTTAACCGGAGTTGAATTATCTACAGATCTCTCACCTCAATTGGGTGGTAATCTTGACCTTAATTCACGAAATATAACAGGCACTGGTAATATATCTATCACTGGCAATATCACTGCCACAAATGGTTTTATCACCATGGTGGGAGATGATTCTACAGGTGTAAATGTAACACTGGGAGAAACATTTAAGATAGCAGGCACACAGAACATCACCACAGCAGTGTCAGGAGATACTCTTACTATCACTGGTCCAAACCTATCCACATATCTTGAAAATATTGTGTCAGACACCACACCGCAACTGGGTGGTAATCTTGACCTTAATTCACAAGATATAACAGGCACTGGTAATATATCTATCACTGGCAACATAGCCAATGACGCAGTCACAATATCGGACAACACAATATCAACAACTAGAAGCAATGACAATTTAGTGCTTTCAACCAGTGGCACAGGACAGATCAGTGTTAGTTCAAAGAAAATTATAAATGTAGCAGATCCAGCGGCTGATCAAGATGCCGCAACCAAAGCCTATGTGGACAGTGCTACAGCGGCAATCGGGGGTTTATCTAATATAGTAGAAGACACCACACCGCAACTGGGTGGTAATTTGGATGTCAACAGTAATTCTATTGTTTCAGTCAGCAACGGCAACATTATAGTTCAACCCAACGGCACAGGATTTATACAATTAGGCACAGACAGCATTGACAACATTAAATTAGCCAACTGGGTGATGGCTACAGGAGCCATGGACCATGGTGTTGTGAGAACCTATGAACGATCCATAGACTTCAGCACTATGAATGCCAGCTCAGACAGGATCTATGCTAACCACGATCTAGTTGCAGTCACCCTAACTGGTTCAGGAGATGGTACCAGTGGGGAAAGAATTAGACAGCAACGAATTATACAACTGGACACAGCAGGTTTCAACACTCCATATAACCATCCTTTGTTTACGAGTATTGCCAACACAGACGTGGTGGAAATTACCAACTCAGCTGTGGGTGCTTCCACACTGTCGCAGGCAATGGGTATATCAGGGGGTGTGGCTATAGGAGCAGGGAACAGCAACGCAGGAGACATCACAATTACTAATGCAGTGGCCATGAGTGCTTATGTATCAGTAGGTGCCAATGACGGCACCACAGTCACAATCACCAACGCATACGGACAGATGGCAGGTAACGTAGACACTGGTGGATCAGGCACAAGTAGCATTGGCACCTACTATGGTCTATATGTGAACGACCAGGGGAAAGCCCTCATGGGCAAAGCATATGGACTCTACATCAAGGACGACGACTACCTTTCTAAAATTGGTAAGATTGAGGCCTACAAAGAATCAATCAACGCACTTACAAGTTCATCAACTATTACCACCAACTGTGCATTGGCACCTGTACACACAGTGACCCTTGCCATTAACACACAATTCAACATTGCTAATTTGGGCACAGGTCAAACTGTCACCCTTATCATCACACAGGACGGCACCGGATCAAGGACTGCGTCGTTTGGCACAGACACTTCAACAGCTGTCAAG